TAATGATAGTTCATATTCATTGGATACCTCACAGGAAGAGAGTTCTCATGGTGATGCAACTCGTATCATTATAGAAGGTGTTATTCCACGACTGGATAAGATGCACAAATCAATTCTTGAAAGACTTAAACAGGGATATTGGTATGTTTTTGCAAAAGATCAGAATGGTGTACCTTATTGGTGCGGTACTGAAGAGACTCTGATGAAGTTTTCTTATACATATTCTACCGGAAAGCAATATTCTTCTCTTAATGCAGCGTCATTTACGTTTAGCAATATGCAGGACTCAGCACCTGTTATTATTGAAGATATTGAAATTTGATTTGGCTTTTTTTTGAGATCATATACGTGTTTTTTGATGTATCAGCGGTGTCTATGTCCTTAGACACCGTTTTTTTTGCGCTTAATATTGCGTAAAATTTAATTGTATGAAAGAGTATATAATTGATTTGTTCGGTGATATAACCAATTGGGGTTATTCCCGTAATTATATTAAGTATTATCTTGATCAGGCCGGTAAGAATCCTGTAAGGCTCAGGATTACATCATTTGGTGGTAATGTAAATGAAGCTATAGCGATATCCAAACTGCTTGAGGAACATGGTGATGTCACTGTTGAGTTTATCGGTTTCAACGCATCGGCTGTAACATGGATGGCATTTGGTGCCAAACGTATTGTTGCATACGAAGATACTTTGTGGCTGGCTCACAAATCTTCTGTTACTGTAAGTTTCTATGGCGCTTTTAATGCGGATAGTATAGAAGAAAAAATTAAGGAACTGCAGAACAAAAAACAGATGGCAGAAGCTCTTGACCTTATAATAGCAAAGAAGTATGCTGATTATACAGGCAAGACTATCGAGGAGATCTTCGGATTGATGGGTGAATCAAAATGGCTTACAGCTCAGGAAGCGAAAGATTGGGGCTTTGTCAATGAGGTTCTTCCTGGCAAGATGAACAAGAATTCATCAGCAGCTACAAATCTGTTCGAAGCAATGGGATTGCCACCGATACCGGAAGTCAAGACCGATAACACCAAAGAAGATACTCTTGTCAACCGTATTGTTGATGGTATCAAGGGGATTTTCAAAAATGAGGATACCAATCATGATAAAAATATAAATACAGTTATGAACAAAGAATTCCTATCAGTAAACAAAGTACTCAATATTGAGGGCTTTGAAGTGGCAGACAATAAGGTAACTCTTACTGTCGAACAGATGAAGATTATTAATACGGCACTTACTAATGCAGGTCAGGAGATTGATCAGGCAGACAACAAGTACAATGGCCTGTTGGCTAAAATTGACGGATTGTCTGATGTAGTTAAGAATGCTGCTGATGAAGATGCCAAGATTGAAGCTATTCGTGATATAGTGAATAAGATTCCTGCATCTGTTGTAAATGAAAATAATGGCGGTAATGGTAATAGAACTTTTAACGATGTTGCCGTTGACCCTGTCAACCGTTTTGACGAAGAATAAATAATACTATACTTAACTAAACTATTTTCTTATGGCTATTAATTTTAAAGATCCTATTGACATTACCGCGGTACTGACAGCGGTTCGTAAGCATAAGGATATCCTTAAGTCTGTTGACCAGTGTGACGCATTCGAAGTTCTTCAACACTTCACTCCGCTTCCCGGCATTACCGACTCTATCGAATTGGGTAAGGTAGAGGGTGGCTCTATATCATCCAAGTACTACGGTAAATTCGAAGCGGGTAAGTTTATGGGTAAAATCGTTCCACGTAGATTGGTTGTAAGACCGGTCAAGATGGAAATGAGTGATGAACCTGAAAGATATCGTAGGACTTATCTTGCAG